TACGTGTGTGGGCGCGCTGGCGCTGGCGCTGGCGTGGGCGCGCTGGCGCTCGCACCAATAGAGCCAGCGCCAAGCCAGCCAGCGCCAGCCATTTGGGAACACGTTATCCTAAGGCTAGCCAGCCAGTGCCAGAGCTAGCGCCAAGTTTGGGATAACGTGATCCCAATCAGCGCTTGTTTACTGCGCTGGCGCGTCTATAATGTTGGTGCCGTGTTTGAAGCGGCACACAACCTGGAAACAATCCAATGAGGGATAGAGAAATGGCTAGCAAGAAAGAGACAGAGGCAAGCAAGGCTAAGGCAAGCAAGGCCAGCGCCAAAGCGGCGAAAGTTGCAAAGGATGAAGCTTTAGAAGCTTTGGAGGTGAAAGCGATTGAGATAAACCACAGGATTAAACAAGCGGAGAAAATGGAGGGAGACGCATTAGATCATAGGTTAGCGGCTGCTATCACGGCTGCTAATGCTAAGGCGGAATGCAAAACCAATAAGGTAAACTTTAAAGAGTGGTGCGAAGCTAAGCTTACAAAGAGTTATGAGAATATTAGGAAGCTTGCCAGAATTGGTGCCGCGCCAAATCCCAAATTGGCGTTAGAAGATTTGCGAGCTAAGTCTGTTATAGCTCAGGCAAAGCAGCGCGAGAAAGAACGGTTTGAGAAAGCAGCCGCCAAAGCAGCAAAGAAAGCGGGGAATAAACCTAGCCGTGGGTCACAAGGTAAAGTCACTAGCGAACAATCGGCTAGTATGGTTGATAAATTCAATCGCGACGTTAACGCTATGTCCGATAGCTTGAAGCGGGAAACACTTAATAGTGTGGCCAGTAATCAAAACCTTTCGATTGTTACGAACAAGCAAGCGGCGCTATTCAGTAACAATCTAGTGGATGTATTGATCAATCGCTTTAATTCGCTTTCCAAAGCGGATAAGAAACAATTTATCCAAAGGATAGGCGATATCGAAGGCTTTAGCGTTAGTGATAGGCCAAAGCCTAAAACTAAAGGGAAAGCTAAGGTGAAGGTTGAGGATGATCTATCTGATATTCCGCCAGCCTTGGATAGACGCACCAAAGCACAAAAGGCTAAGGCAAAGAAAGCAGCCGCCAAAGCCAAGCGGTCTAAATAACATGGCTAGTGATAGATCAGCGCATCAGGCAGCCTGTGAGGATATAGGTTTGCAATGCGTAGACTGCGAAGAGGTAGGATATTTCACAGGCGATAGTGGATTGCTTTACTGCCATGAGAGTGGCGAATGCTATCCTATACAAAGGAAGGGTAAAGCCAATGGGAGACGTATCGCGTCAATTTGGCATTGGGCAACGTTCGTGCAATGTCAGTCTGGCAAGATACAACAGTAGCGCCTAGCGCTTGCAAGCTTGCTATAGCTTGTGTCGTTAAGGCTTAAGCTTTCATATCAGAGAGGGAAACCAAAGCATGACAGACCTAATGTTTGGCAAATTGCCAGCCAGCCCAAAAGTTTATCTCCGCGCTTTCACTCCAAATGGTCAGCGCCTAACGATTGAGGCTAGAACCATCGATGGTGCTAAACGTCGCTTGCGTACCATTTGCCGCGCCTATCGTTTGCCCTGGCGCTTAACCCTGGCAAACGCTCGCAAGATTAGGCGACGTTATGTTTAGGCTCGGTCGTATCTGGGAACAATCATGGTCGCGCAATGCGCCATGGTGTTTTTGGTCCGCGATGCTAATTGATCAATCGATAGAGCGTCGCGAGCGTCGTATCATTCATTACCTAAAGCTTAGGCAAGCTTTGGGAATGCCAGCCAACTTCTAACCTCTCAATCAAGCCAACCATTAGCCCACGCTAGCCAGCCGCTAGCGTGGGCTTTTCTTTGTCTGGTATCCAATGGCCAAGCCAGCCAGCGCTAGCGCTCTAGCGCCAGCCTAGCCAGCCCTAGCGCCTATCCATTTGGGATCACGTGAGACCAAGCCAGCCAGCGCCCACGATCCCCAGCGCTAACCACATGATCCCTGGCGCTCTAGTGCGCTCTAAGCGCTAGGCTAGCTTCTGAGGCTATCTAATGGCGTTTCGCTACCCTTGGCGCTCGAGCTCAAGCCCGACCAAGCCCTGGTGCTCAACTATCGCCAGCCAATGCCAGCCAATGCCAAGCGCTAGCCAGCGCCAGCGCGCCAGGGATCGATAGCGCCAGCCAGCCAGCGCCAGGGATCAATAGCGGCAAATTCTGGCGCTGGGGGCGGCGGATCGGACCCCCCACTTTGGGGGCACGGGGGGACCTCAGCGTATGCCTACCCTGTGGATGACACAGACCCTCCAGAAAATTCAACAACTACTTGGGATAACGTGATCCCAATAATAAGGTATGAAATAGCGAAATATAAAAGTTGATAACAAAAATAAGCACCATATATGGTAAAAACCCCGGAATACTGCCATAAATGAGCTATTGAAGCCCCTGCGAGCCTCGGATACCCTATAGGAGCCTTCCAGAGTAGCCGATGCAGCGCAGGGCTCCCTCCCCTTTCGCGCGTTGATCTCTAGGACGGAAGGTGATGGGGCTCTCGGGGGGTGGTTGACGGACCCGCCCCTTGATATCACCCCCCGATCCTTCCTTTGAGGAGATGGATATGACGAGTGCCTGGGAAAAGACAGCGAAATCGAAAAAGCGCAAGCTGACCTTGCGCCATCAGAAGCTTATTGACTTCTATTTTGGTATCTCAAACTTCAATAAGTCTGATGCCATCCGTAGGTGTGGCTATGCCCAGGCTGGCAACTACACCCGTATCTTTGACCACCCTCAGATCGCAGTAGAGGTCGAGCGCCGCCATGCTGAGCTGAGGAAGAAGTATTCCATCGACTATGACACCGTTTCCCATGAGATGGCCAAGGTCGCGTTCTCGAATGTCATGGACTACATGACGATTACGGACGAGGGTGATCTCATCTTTGACTTCAATAAGATTGAGGATGCTTCGGTATTTGCCGCCATGGGTGAGGTGACGGTAGAGACGTATACTGATGGCTTTGATATCGTTGAGGATGAGGATGGGAAGGTCCATAAGGTTCCCTGTCGTGTCAAGCGGATCAAGGTGAAGCCTCACAATAAATTGCAAGCCCTTGATGGTCTGATGAGGCATGGTGGTCTATCGAAGGATAAGAGTACGGCAGCGGTGGCCGATTTGGCAGCTAGGATTATGAGTGGTAAGAAGAGACTTGGTATGGAAGAAGAGTAGGGGAGATTTGGTTCCTGTGGGGGGTCCACAGAAGGAGTGTGTTGAGATGTCTATTCCAGCTCTTGATTACGTTAATGAGTATCTGATCAACAGTGGTGAAAGTCCGACGAACGAGATGAATGTTGACGGTAGTGGTACAGCGGTGGTTAGAGATGATTTGACGGTGTTGGTGTCGTTGAGGATGAAGGTTCAGGGACAATTTGTGTATGGAGGAGATTAGATGTCGGATGTATCGATAGAGTTGGATGCTCCTGATAAGTTTGATCCTGAGGGGTCTGGCTTTGATGATAAGTCGGCGGCGGAAGCTAAGATGATTAGGAATGACTTTGGCCATATGGGTTCTGTTCGCCAGAGTACCCTCCCGGAGAGGAAGCGGCATGAGCTGCCTCAGGATAGCTATCTTATGCTGAAGGGGCGGCAGCATGAGACATGGCACAAGGCGGTAGAGGGTGAAGGGATTAGGGGCTTTCGTGTTCTCAAGCGGGGTGGGCGGTATTGGTCGGTGCCGGAAGACTTTGATGGTGACGATGAGGAGCCCTTTCTGACTGGTGAGGTAGTTGGGCGGACTAAGCAGGGTCGGCCAGTTCTGGCTAACCGCGAGGGTGGGAGGTCTACGGAGCTTAGGGCTATCGTTGAGGTGGATGGTAAGCAGATCGTCATCCCCACCATTTTCGGCGGTAAGCAGTTGTCGATAGGGGATGCTACTCAGAAGGTGATTGACGCTGGTATGACGGACCCGGAGACGGGTAGGGAGATTAGGAGCTTTGATACGGTGGAAGAGGCTCGGGCGGAGGAGCTGAGGATCAAAGCTGCGTTGGATATCCCTGAGAATGAGGAGGAATTCTAAAATGGGATTACGTGATCCCAAAGATGTCAGGACGGAAGATGAGGTCTTGGCCGATATGATGATCAAGTTCTCTGGTGATCCACTTGGCTATGTCATGTTCAACTTCCCCTGGGATGAGGAGCCCTCGATCCAGGTGGTTGAGTTGGCTGAGGGTGTTGAGGACCACATGACCACGGAAGATGTGGATCGCCGCGATCTCTATCGGGCTAGGTTCCCTGGTTGCAAGTATGGCCCTGATTTGTGGGCTTGTGATTTCTTGGATGAGGTAGGGAAAGGGGTAAGGGCTAATAAGTTTAACGGCTCTACTCCTGTATCCCCTCTCAGGTTTGCGACGGCTTCCGGCCATGAGATTGGGAAATCTGCCTTGGTGGCGTGGCTTATCAAGTGGATCATGGATACTCGCCCCATGTCGAAGGGTTCGGTGACGGCTGTGACGGATGAGCAGCTTCGGACGAAGACCTGGGCGGAATTGGGTAAGTGGCACCATATGTCAATGACCGCTCACTGGTTCAAGCATAGCTCGTCCAGGGGTGCGATGTCGTTGGTGCATATGGACCTTCGCTATGCTGGTACTTGGCGCTGTGACGCTCGTACCTGTCGCGAGGAGAAGTCGGAAGCGTTTGCGGGGCAACACGCACCGACCTCTACATCGTTCTACATCTTTGATGAGGCTTCTGGCGTCCCTGACAAGGTGTATGAGGTCAGAGAGGGTGGGATGTCCTCTGGTGAGCCGATGGCCTTTGATTTCGGCAACCCAACTCGTAATAGCGGTGAGTTTTTCGAGAACTGCCGGGGTAAGTATGCCAAGAGGTATGTGACGCGCCAGATTGATAGCCGTCACGTGGCCATTACGAACAAGGAAAAGATTGAGGAGGATCGCGTAGCCTGGGGAGAGGATAGTGATCGCTTCAAGGTCCGTTGGATGGGTTTGTTCCCTGATAAGGGTAGTGTCCAGTTGATCTCTGAGGAGGATGTGGATAATGCGATGACGAGGGAGATGGATGGTGAGGAGAAGCATCATCGTATGGTCCTGGGCGTCGATTGTGCCCGCTTTGGTGACGATGACAGCGTTATCTTCCCTCGCCGTGGCCGGGATGCTCGTTCGTTCAGGCCCAGGACCTATAACAATCTCTCCACAGACCAATTGGTGGATAGGGTCGCGGAGTGTTTTGAGGAATTTAGCAATCTGGGTATGCGTCCTGTGGCCATTCTGGTTGATGCTGGCTATGTCGGCGGCGCAGTGGTCGATTACCTCCAGAGGCGAGGCTATCCAGCTATCGGAGTGGACTTCGGTGGGCGTGTTTCGGAGCCTCGAAAATACCGCTACAAAGTCGATGAGATGTGGGGTAGGATGGCTGAGGCTCTACCGACGTTGTTCCTTCCTGAGATGTCTGGTGAAGAGAACGACGTAGCCTATCGTCTTAGGCAAGAGCTTACCCAACGGGAATACGGGCTGACGATGAAGGAACAGATCAGCCTGGAGAGTAAGAAGGAGCTTAAGAAACGTGGTTTGACTTCTCCTGATGTTGCCGATGCCCTAGCTCTTACTTGGGCTATTGATGTGGCCACGTTGATTGAGAATGCGGACGCAGGAATAGGGATGATGCAGTCGGCTACTCAGACGAACCACGATTACGATCCTTTCCTTGAGATGAGGGGTTAGATCATGTGTGTAGGTGAAGCAGACTTTGGCGGCGCTGGAGGGAATTCTGGAGTGAGCTTTGATTTCGGCCCTGCGCCTGATATAGGTTTTGATTTCAGCGCTCCTAGTGGTATGTTTGACCAACCTGGGCAGGGACCAGGGCAAGCTCCTTCGGCTCCCTCTGCGCCTTCGGCTCCTGCTGGTGGAGGACCTATAGGAGTAGATTTCGATAACCCTTCTATTCCTTCTGATCTATCGTCGCTAGATGACATAGAACGTGACCCCCAACCCCCTGCAAACCCTGTTACCTCTTTCATCAACAATGCTATAAATAACGCTATTAACAGTGTAGATACGCCCACAGCAGCGATCAATACTGTTGCTAGTATTATTTCTGGTGCCGCTACTGCTGCGGTCAACCCACTATCTATACCTGTTTCTATAGCTAGTTTAGCAGGGGTGGACCTTAATCAGCCTGAGCCTACTAATCCNTTTGAGGCTGCGATAACTGGTTTAACCTCTCCTATGACTGGGGCGATGGGTTTAATAGGCACCGGCTTGAATACTTTGGGTGAGACTTTTGATGCTGCCGGTGGTGTGCCAGACTTCGATTTCCCTGGAGATGATGAAGGCGGAAAGTCCGTTAGTAGTAAGGGGAAGAGTAGCCCCCCAGGTACTACTGCTAAATCTGCTACTGATCTGACTACGGGTAGCGCCGTTACCGGTAGAAAATCGAAGGGTAAAAGATCAACTAGCGTTGGGAGTGATAGTATCCTGTCATCTGACTTCGGTTTGAACACACTTCTTGGCGGTCAATAGAGGAGAGACACTGTGTGCATCTCGAAAAAAGCAATCGTTAGCGTTACTCGCAAGATACCTATTATTGGTAAAGCAATCACGGATAAACCGGCTCCTGTTCCAGAGTCACCTTCTCCCTCTCCTCAAATAATTTCTGATCCGAAAGATATCCCCACGCCACCTCCGACACAGGCACAGGTTCTCCAGGAGCAGATTGATCAGCTTCAAGAAAGAGTAGAGACTGCGGAAGCTGCACCTCCGCCGCCTCCGCCGCCTCCACCTCCTTCTCCCCCTCCTGGTACTGAGGGTGGGGCTGCTGAGCGGGATATCCCGACTGAGGAAGAGAAGGCTGAGGCTGAGCCGGAAGCTGAGCCCTCTCCCACGGAGAACCAGGCGGCTATCCTTCGCGCCTCTCGTCGTGCTAAACGTAAGGCAATCGCGGGAGGTCGCAAGAAGACTGTAAAGACTTCGGGCCTTGGTATCACAGAACCATCCTTCGGCTTGAAGGTCACTTTGGGAGGAGCGTAAGATGGTATCGGCGTTCACACAGAAAGAAACCTACACGAAGCGCTTATCGTCTTTGAAGACTGAGCGCTCGTCCTTTATCGACCACTATAAGCTCCTGTCTGAGTTTGTTCGTCCCAGGCGTGGCCGGTTCGAGACAACCGACCGTAATCGGGGCGAACGCCGCCATCAGAGCATTATCAATGGTCGAGCTGGGAAAGCTCTCAGCATTGCCACGGCTGGTATGTTCAACGGCACGATGTCACCTAGCCAACCTTGGGTGGTCCTTGAAACCGACGATGATGATCTGAATAAGTTCAGGCCAGTGCGCGAATGGTTCTTTGATCTCCAGCAGCGTATGCTGGCTATTTTCAATACGACTAATCTCTACAACATGGCTCCGATCATGATCGCTGAAGAACTTCTCTTTGGTACGGGGTGTATGTCGCATGATGACGATCCGTTTGAGCTGGCCCGTTTCCACACCCATACTGTCGGCAGCTACTACATTGCCCAGGATGAGCGCGGTGTGGTTAACACGGTCGTTCGCGAGTATGAAATGACGACTGAACAGATCGTCAGGAAGTTCTCGAATAGCACCAAGAGTGTTAGCCAGAAAATCAGTAAGGCTGTTCGTGACCAATGGGACCGTGGTGACTACGACAACTGGCATCAGGTCGTTCACTTTGTTGACCAGAACCCAAACTTTATCCCTGGCAGTGTGAAACCAACTAAACGGCGTTTTCGGTCGGCGCACTACGAGCCGGGGAATAACGACCGCAACACGATCCTACGGGAGAAGGGTTTCGACGAGTTTCCCTTCTACTGCCCCCGTTGGGAAGTGACAGGCGAGGACATCTACGCGACTAGCTGCCCTGGCATGATCGCCCTTGGTGACGTTCGCCAGCTTCAGCTCATGGAGAAGCGGAAGGCACAAGCCGTCGAGAAGATGGTATCTCCTCCTCTCCATGGCCCCGCTGCGCTGAGGAATATCCCTATTGGGAACCTTCCTGGTCAGGCCACATTGTATGATGTCGGCGGTGACCTGAAGGGTCTGCGTCCTGTCTACGAGGTTCGTCTACCTATCGATGCTGTGGCTGCTGATATCCAGAACACCGAAGTCCGTATCGGTGAGGCATTCTTTGTTGATCTGTTCAAAGCCATCACTGAGATGCAAGGCGTCCAGCCTCGCAATCGCCTGGAGCTTGTTCAGCGTAACCAGGAGCGCCTTCTGGAACTAGGCCCGATCTTGGAGCGCCAGTACGGTGATTTCCTTGACCCGTTAGTGAGCCGTACCTTTAACCAGATGGTCCGCGCTGGTTTGGTTCCCCCTCCTCCTGAGGAGCTTGAAGGGAGGGAGTTAAAACCCCGCTACGTCTCAACTCTCGCCTTGGCCCAGCAAGCGGCGATCCTTGGTGGCATCGACCGTCTCCTTGGCTCCGCTGGCAACCTCGCCCAGTTGAAACCTGAGGTGCTGGATAAGGTGGATGGAGATGCGGCCATCGATGAGTATGCTCGCTTGATTGGCACACCTCCCAGCTTGCTTTTGGATGATGAGCAAGTCCTGGCGACCAGGGAGCAACGGGCTCAGCAAGAGCAACAGCAGCAAGCGCTCGCGGCGGCTGAGAGCGTGGCTCGGTCGGCCAAGGATGGTGCTGCTGCTGATCTTGAGGGCGACAACATGACCTCACGTTTGGTAGAGGCGACAGCTCAGTAGGAGGGAACTATGAGCGATAGGACGAAAGAGTATTATCCAGGTGGTGAGCAGAACCAGGAAGCTTTGCTTAGTGTTATGGCTGAGATAAAGAACGAGCATTTGCTTGATGCGCTTCAGCGTGTCCTCAAGACAGGAGAAGGTAAGACCGTAGTTTGGGCCATCTTGGAAGAGGCCAGTATCTACTCCCTCAGCTTCGTTCCTGAGGAACCTCACGCTACATCATTCCGTGAGGGACGGCGCAGCGTAGGATTGGCTCTCCTAAGTCAGATTATGACAGCCGATCCTGCTAGCTACTCAGATATGCAAGAGGACGCTCGGTTAAGGGAAGAACACTTCAGACACCAAGCTGAGGGCCGCACAAAAGACCTATTTACAGATATAGAGTAAACCGGCTACAATGCGCGGTGAAATGCGTTTTTCAAACGAGAGGGACAGGAAATGAGTGATACCAACGTGGCAGATGCCAGCACAGACGCAGCGGCGACAGCTTCCCTTGAGGGAGAAGTGGGATCACGTGATACCACTGCGGAAGCTACGACTGAGGCCAACACCGACATCAATTCCCTAACGGAGGGTGCTGGAGCTTCGGAGGGTGAAGCCGAAGCGAATGGCGGCGACATCAACCCCTTGACAGCGGAGACGGACGATGAGGGATCGAAGGCGGCGGACGAAGCCGGGGGAGACACCCAAGAAAAGGACAAGCCAGGGGACGGCGACGGGGAGCAGAAGGCGGGAGCCCCAGAAGAGTATGCGGAGTTCACGGTCCCTGAAGGGTCGGTCATCGATGCGACCCAGTTAGGTGACTTCCATGAAGTGGCCCGCTCTATGAACCTCGACCAGGATCAAGCGCAAGCTCTCATCAACTACGAGAGCAATCGTTTGTCCACTAATGTGGAAGCCCAGAATGCTAGGTGGGAGGGGACGCTTTCGGGTTGGATCGACCAAGCGAAAGCAGACAAGGATATCGGCGGTGAGAACTACGCGACCACCGTCGAGATGGGCAAGCGCGCCCTAAACGAATTCGGGACGCCGGAACTTAGGAGCGTCTTGGATGACTTCGGAGTAGGCAACCACCCTGAGATTATTCGCTTCATGGGTAGGGTGGGGGCTGAACTGTCGGAGGACACTACAGGGGGAGGTTCATCGAATGCTGAAACTCCCTCTCTCGCAGAAAGGCTTTACCCGTCTCATGCGGGTAGCTAACAACAGAAGGAGCTAGGCTTATGGCCACGCTTTCCGTTAAAAACCCCACCCTCCTGGACCTGGCTACCCGCACGGACCCGGACGGTTCTATCGCCGCTGTCGTCGAAATTCTTGCCGAGACGAACGAAATTCTCGACGAGATGACTTGGGTTGAGGGCAACCTCACCACTGGTCACAAGACTTCCATCCGTACCGGCTTGCCCACCCCCACGTGGCGCAAGATGTACGGTGGCGTCCAGCCCAGTAAGTCCACGACCGTCCAGGTCACGGACAACACTGGTATGTTGGAAGCTTACTCTGAGGTCGATAAGGCTCTGGCCGATCTCAACAACAACACTGCGGAGTTCCGGCTCTCTGAGGATCGCCCCCATATCGAGGGCATGAACCAGGAAATTGCCGACACTCTGTTCTTCGGAAACGAGACAACGGAGCCTGAAGCCTTTACCGGCTTTGGTCCCCGCTTCAACGACAACAGCGGTCCCGCCAACGCCGACAACATCATCGACGGCGGCGGCTCTGGTTCTGACAACGCCTCTATCTGGCTTGTTGGTTGGAGCGAGCAAACCGTTCACGGCATCATCCCCAAGGGATCGAAGGCTGGTATCCAGGTCGAGGACCTGGGGCGCGTGACCATCGAAGACGCTGACGGCTCCAACGGTCGTATGGAAGCGTATCGGACCCATTATCGCTGGGATGCTGGCCTCACGGTCCGCGACTGGCGCTATGTCGTTCGTATCGCCAACATCGACAAGTCTCTGCTGAGCCGTGTGTTCACTAGCGGCGACTTCTCAACCGGCGCTAACCTCCCTGACTTGATGCTCCAGGCTGTTCGTTTGCTGCCCAGCATCGCTTCGGTTCGCCCGTCATTCTATATGTCGCGCGATATCGCTACGTGGATCGCCCGTCAGACTTCGGCCATGGGCCAGGGGGGTCTTGTATCCCTGGATCAGGTTGCGGCTGATATGCGCTTCACTGAGCGGTTCCACGGCATTCCCATGCGGCGTGTCGATGTCCTGGCTGCTGACGAAGCCCAGGTTTCCTAGTCCTGAGCCAGATCAAGAAGGAGTAAGAGAATGATCATGGACGAACGCACGGAGTTTGCTGACGCAACGTCGGTTGGCACTCCCAATAGTTCCACTGTCAACGTCGGTGACATCATCGATCTGGAAGTGGCCCGCGATATCGGTGACGGCAGCAATATGTACCTCGTGGTGCAAGTCACTACCGCTATCACCTCTGGCGGTTCTGCTACCGTCCGCTTCAAGCTGGCGTCGGATGCGACCACCACCATCGCAGTCGATGGCACTCAGACGGAGCATATTACGTCTGATAGCATCGCTGTTGCGACGCTGGTGGCTGGTTATCAGTTGGCTATGCCTATCCCGATGGCCAATCCTGACTATGAGCGTTACCTCGCCTTCCAGGTTGAGGAAGATGCTGGTCAGGCCCTCACGGCTGGCAACGTCAACGCTTTCCTGACGATGCACCCACCGAAGTGGCGTTCTTACGCTGACGCCAGCAACTAGGTATGGTTGGCCCTGGTTTGGTATCACGTGATACCAGCCGGGGCCTCCATATAGGAGGAAGAAATGTTAGTTAAGCTGAAAAGAAAATGGTTCGCTCCGAATAGCGTTCGCTACCGTCAAGCGGATGCCTTTGGTCCTTGCGAAGTTCCCGACACTTTGATGCTGGACCTTCCTAGCGATGCCGAAGTGGAGCAACTCGACGGCTCTTGGATTAGGGCGAATGAATTGAAAGCGCAGATCGCAGATATCGCGAACGATGATGAGGGTGGTGACGACGACGATGAGGATGAGGGAAACGAAGATAAAGATCAGGAGGAGGGCGAAGGCAAAGAGGGAGAGGACGACGATGAAGATGAGGGGGGTAAGGAAGAGGAACCTGAAGACCCTTCGGCAGCTTTCAAACGAGAGCTGAAGGAGAGCAAGGGTGATGCCGCTTTTAGTGCCGCTCAGGCTGCACATACGGCTGCTGCGAAAGTGAAGAAGTCCCGCAAGGGTAAACCTAGCGGCAAGAGCCGCGCAAAGAAGTAAGGAGCCGATCCCATGGCCTCATTCACCGCTGTTAACGACAGCTTGGAACTCTCCGTCCCTGCCAAGGGGGAAGACGTTTCCATCAACATCTCTGGCACCTACGCTATGACGATCCTGTTTCAGATCGAAGTCGGTTCTCCCGGCTCTGGAGCATGGCAGACCCTCAACACTTACAGCACGGCGAACGCTACCGTCGCGGCCACGTACACCACCAAGTCTCCGAACGAAAAGGTTCGCCTGTTCGTCTCTGTGGATACCAGCGGCACGGCTATTGCCTTGCTGACGGACGCCAGCACCATCAATTTCCCTGAGGCTGACATCCGTGATACCAACGGCAACTTGCTCCTCTCCTTCGACCAGGATGGGATGGTCTTACCCACTTCCGGCCCTCGCATCAACGGCATTCCCGTCGCTGACGCCAACCGTGCGGTCATCTTCGAAGACTTCCTGGGTACATGGCTCAAGTCTGACGCTGGCCCCGCCGATCTGTGGTCCTCGACGGCTGGCTCTGGTACGGCTAACGCCGCAGCGGTCACTGTGGCTGCTAGCTTGAACGGCGAAGTCACCATCAAGTCAGCGTCGGATGATGGCACCCACGCTGCCAACGGCTCGACCTTCACTGGTATTAACCTTGGTTATAAGGCCAACCAGGGTGGTCTGGAGATGGGCGTTCGCCTTAAGATCGATGACGTATCTGAGGCTGCTGTCTTTATCGGCTTCACGGATACAATCTCGACTACGGTCGAGCTTCCGATCTACCTGCTGGCTGGGGCTGTTGATAGTGACGCAGCGGATGCTTGCGGCCTCATCTACGATGTCGATGCCACCACCGATCAGTGGTACGTCGGTGGTGTGGCGGCTGGTACGGATACGGAACCGACTGCCATCGCGGCTGTCGTTCCTGTCGATGCAACCTATCTCACCGCCACTGTTCGTGTGAGCGCGACCGGCGAGGTCGAAGGTTGGATCAACGACACGTATATCGGCAAAGTTGGCTCCGCTGTCACGGCCACGACCGCCCTAACCCCAGCAATCGTCGTCGCTAACCGTAGCGCCAATCAGGTCATCCTGACTGTCGATTACATCTGGGTGGCTCAGAACCGCTAAATGGGATCACGTGATCCCAGGTGATCCGGGGAGGAGGTTTCGATCCTCCTCCCCTTTTTCTTTTTCGGAGGATGTGATGCCCCATAAGATGGTAAGCCTGGAGCGTAAGCGGGAAAGCTTCGATGGCTCTGCTGAAGTTGACCTCCCGAAGAAATTCTTCCCTCACTCTATGTTCCTCGACGGCGACGAGATTGGCGACCTTGGCCTCGACGGCGCGAAGCTGGGCGACGAACGCATGATGATGGTGAAGGTTCGCGTCACCTCCATATCAAGTCATGAGAGTGAGGGAAGCAAGAAAAAGGATAACAGCTTAACTCTTGATCTTATTGAGGCTGCTGTGGCTCCTGAGGGTAAGTCTAAAGCCAGCCGCATCTTTGGAGATGACGATGGCGGTAATTAGCAAAACGCGCATTGGCAATCTAGCGCTATCCAACGTCGGCGCTCGCTCCACCATCCAGAGTATTGACGAAGCCAGCACTGAAGCTCGGCTGATCAAGCTGTGGTATGATCACGCGCGCCAGCAAGCCCTGGCTGAGTTTGATTGGTCGTTCGCTAGGAAGAGGCAAGCTTTAGCAGTGCATAGTGTGGCCGCACCTACGAATGAGTGGAACTACAGATATCAGTACCCAGCAGACTGTCTTGCTCCACGCCATATCGAAAATCCAGCGGGCCTTGAGGGTGATAGCCCCGCGATGGAGACGGTTAACGCTGGCGATGGGACTAGGAGCATTGTCACAGACAGTGAGGACGCTTTTCTTCTCTACACGTTTGATCTGGAGACGGTTAGCCTCTTCTCGCCTCACTTCGTTACTTCCTTGAGCTTCCTCCTGGCTTGGTACATCGCGAAGCCTATGACCGCCAAGGATAAGGTTAAGCAGGAGATGATTACCTCGTACTTTTCCACGGTAAACATCGCAGCGGCGCATGACGCTAACCAAAGCGTTCCTAGAGCCCCGCGAGAGGCTGAAACCATTAGGGGACGCTAGATATGCCCTCCACGATACTCCCATCTTTTTCTCGCGGTGAGTTGTCCCCTTCTTTGCATGGGCGTGTCGATACCGCTGCGTACCACACTGGTCTGGCCACGGCGCGGAACGTCTTCATCCATGCCGCTGGTGGCGTCAGTAACCGTCCTGGGCTTAAATTCATAGGTCCTGTGGGGGACCACTCCAATGTGGTCCGTCTGATCCCCTTCAAGTTCAAGACTACGGATACTTATATCCTTGAGTTCGGCCACCTTTATATGAGGGTGGTCCGCGAAGATGCTCACGTTCTTGAGGCTGCTAAAACAATCACTGGCGCTACTGCGGCGAACCCTGTGGTAATCACGGCTACGTCTCATGGTTATTCTGATGGGGATGAGGTTACAATAACTAGCGTCGTTGGTATGACAGAGATTAACAACAGGCGCTTCATAGTAGCGAACAAAACGGCGAATACTTTCGAGCTTACTTCACAGGCTGCGGGCGCTAACATCGACGGCTCCGCTTTCACTGCCTATTCTTCTGGTGGTTCCTCCTTCAAGGTTTTCGAGTTAACCACCACCTACGATACGGCTGATCTCCGCAACATCAAATTCACACAATCCGCTGACGTTATGACGTTAGCGCACCCAGATTATGATGTGAGAGAGCTTACCCGTACCGGCCACGCATCCTGGACCTTGACGGCTATTAGCTTTGCCCCTGGCCAGAATGATCCGACAGCGATAACAGCTACGCAGGATGGAGCTACAGGTTCGACTTCCTATAAGTACAAGGTAACGGCTATCAATGGTGATGATCTGGAGGAAAGTCTCGCGGGGTTGAACACTACTGCGAAGACGATCACTGGCGCTACAGCCGCTAATCCTGTTGTGATAACCTCCGCATCCCATGGTTTTGCTAATGGAGATGAGGTAGAGATCAATAGCATCGTCGGTATGACGGAGATTAACAATAGACGGTTTACAGTGGCCAACCAAGCAACTAACACCTTTGAGCTTGAGGGTGAGGATGGCTCCAGCCATACTGCGTATTCTTCGGCTGGCACCGCCAACCTCACTCATTTCGAGGTGACAGATGGTAACGCCACCCTCAGCACTACGGATCACATAGATATTTCCTGGACGGCAGCTACTGACGCTCAGCGTTACGCCGTCTATCGTTTTGATAACGGTTTGTATGGTTTGTTGGGGGAGACGGAGACTACAGCATTTGTTGATGATGGTATCACTCCCGACTTCGACTTTTCGCCCCCTCGCCCACGTGAGCCATTCCTAACTACTGACAACAAGCCTGGGGCGGTCAGCTACTATCAGCAGCGCCACGTGTACGGTGGGACCAACAACCAACCGGATACGTCCTGGTTCTCCCAGACGGGTAGCTTCAAAAACTTGTCCGTCTCTACCCCTGGCCAAGCCGACGATA